GAAACATTTCTACATCTTTTTCCACCATAAAAACCTCCGGAATCCATTCGGCTCCACACCCAATAAATTCCGGAGATTTATTGCCCTATCAACAATCAGTTTATCGCTACGGAATCCATAATTCTATAATTTCATAGCGATAAACATTTTTCAGCCTCCCAGAATTGCCAGATGTGCGCACAAAAGATCACGTTGGCATGTGCATCCATCACACTGCCCTCTGCCGCTTATCCAGCCGCATTTTGTCAGCGATC